TGCTTACGAGAGATAGGTTTGCGGTACTTGACAGATACACGTGCCCGTTTAACGGGCAGTGTCTTGGTTGTTGTTGTAGTACGTTTATAGACACCCATTTGAGAATTATGACTATATGAAAAACTGGGCGCGCCTAGGCATCCGCGGTAGTGGAGAAGGTGTGCGTGAATAAAGATTAGTTAAGTAATCTTTACTGTTTGGGGTTAGGGTCTAGGTGAGGGAATCTGTTAGAAAATTAATTACGAGCCCCGTCCGCGTCAGCGGCGGTGCCGCTCGCGGCGCCGAGGGGCGGACACGGACTAAGCATTACACCCCAATCCCAACTTGAATACCGTTCGGAAGAAGGAGCAAGGGTACAGTATTACCCCTTGCGACCTCCGTCCCATCCCACTAAGATCTCATAATTCTCAAACATGGCAGCAAATCAGTCACAAGGTAAACGCTGGGTGTTTACAATTAATAATTACACTCCAGAGGATCAAGATCGTCTACGAGAACTGGAATGCAAGTACGTAGTATTTGGACGTGAAGTAGGAGAGAATGGTACCCCACATCTACAAGGATTCGTCATTTTCGACAGCAACAAGCGATTTAACGCAGCAAAGACCGCAATCGGCGCCACCGCGCATATTGAACTCGCCCGTGGCACGTCGGAACAAGCCGCTCAGTACTGTCGTAAGGAGAATGACTATGAGGAATTCGGGCAGCTGGGCACTCCCGGTAGGAGAACCGATTGGGAGCGGTTATCTGAGTGGCTCGAGCGAATCGGAAGACGACCAACGCAGCGAGAGCTCATTCGGGAATTTCCGTCGCTCTACGCAAGATACTCACACAGGGTCATGGAGATTGTGTCCGCTATGCAGGATCCAGTACGGCTCGTCGGTGAGGCCGAACAGCCCAGAGACGGTTGGCAGCGTGGACTCGATGAGTACATTGAGCTCCCAGCCGACACAAGACGTGTCAGGTTCTACGTAGATCCAGTTGGTAACAGCGGTAAGACTTGGATGTGCCAATACCTTGTATCTAAGCACCCGGACAGGGTGCAGGTGTTCCGTGTTGGTAAACGTGACGATTTAGCATTTGCCATAGATGAATCTAAAACAATTTTCTTGTTTGATATACCCCGCAAACAGATGGAATATTTTCAGTACTCTGTGATAGAGCAATTGAAGGACAGGATGGTGTTTTCACCGAAATACAATTCGGTGATGAAGGTGCTCCCGGCGCCTGTCCATGTTGTGGTTTTCTGTAATGAGGATCCGGACATGGCTACGTTAACTGTGGATCGGTATGACATACAGAGACTTAGTGTAGTAGAATTGGCAATGCATAATATTATATATTAAGTATCTAATTCCCTAAAGAAGATACGTACGCGTCTACAGACGGTGATGACAGCAACAGGGTCGCCAGCGGCGACCTGATACTGTTGGAACCACATGCATAGGAATACGTTAGGTTCCGTAGGAGTAGTATCTTCATCGTTTTCAAAAGTGAAACGGCGCCCAATCTTGATGTATTTAGTCATGTCGCGGTAGCCAGGACGGTTAGGATCAGGGTAAGAACCGTTACCCCCGCCACCGTCAACGGCTGCCAATATGAAACGCTTATGCATAAGTACGTTGAATGCATCGGTGTTGATAGGCAGCATGTGCCGATCGAATGCCGTAGTAGAGCTAAAGCTCTTGGCACGTTCAGTGCCAGAGCCCCTAAAGAAGTCAGTAGCAGTCGCGGTGGTGGACGTGTTAGTGGGTGAAACCACGGCCACGTTGCACCATAGTGGCGAGTCTATCTTGTTGAGGAAGGATAGTTGGATCTGTATACCCGAGATATGGATCTCATTACGCTGACGTGTGGCACTGCTGCCGCCCCACGCGGTAAAGGCCGTGCAATTAGTAGTATATAGGTTGTTATCCTGTAGGAACGCAGTATCCGTAGAGTCAACTGCATTGCGTTGCGTCCCAGCACGCTTCTTGACAGTACCTAAGCGTTTGCGTATCGCAGCCTTGTTGCGATAGTTACGCTGCTTACGAGAGATAGGTTTGCGGTACTTGACAGATACACGTGCCCGTTTAACGGGCAGTGTCTTGGTTGTTGTTGTAGTACGTTTATAGACACCCATTTGAGAATTATGACTATATGAAA